CTTCATTGCACCTTCTTCTGGATACTCACTTATATAAACGTAGTAACCACTGCCGCTATGAGCTTCATCAAACCAAGCAATTGTTAATTCAGTTTCTAAAAGTTCTGGATCTTTGTTTGGTGCACCAAAGTTTGCTGCTGCATATAATTGCTCACAGGTTAAGTAAATCTTTTTCTCTGGCACCGCCTGAGCTTTGGCTTTTTTCTTGCCATGCTTCCCAAGCAAAGTTCATTGTTTCAGGAGCATCGCTAGGGCAAAAATCCTCATTAGGCCAATATGAATTTGTTTCTTCGTTGTAATAAACAAATTCACTTTTGATTGCTAATTCAGCCAAAGGCAATCTTTCAAACGCCTCTCTTTCCTTATTCAAATCTGTCATGCTGCTGCTCCTTAGCTCGGTCTTTTATTGAATTTGTCGAACGTTGCCATGAACTGATCAACACTGAATTGAATTGTTTTCTTGGCATTGTGCGGTTCAAATTGAGCAGCATATAAAGCCATACCAAGCCACATTACTGAGAATGTGAAAACCTTTGCTGAGTCTTTATCTTGGCTATTCATTTCATCAACCATAGGCCCAATAATTTTCTTAAAAATCTCTTCTGCGATCTGGTCAGAAGTACCGCTAATTGTGTTTAATTCGATTTGTTTCATGCTGCCACCTTTGCCTTAATGCGCTCTTGATATAACTTTGCGTAGTACTCTTGAGCATGTGGAATTTTGTCTTTGATCTTCTGGATCATTGCTTCGTCACGTTTGTAGGTGACAGTTGTTAAACGTTCTCTAAGATCGATACGCTCAACTAAATCAATTAGCTGTTCTCGGTCATCCCAATCATTTGTAAGCTCGACAGGGCAAGGGAGTAGCCAGAAATCAACCATTGCTTGTTCACAGTCGTAAAGCCACATGTAGCCTTGCATCTGCCAGTCATAACCGGCTTTCTTTGCCTTTTCTTCTGCTTCATCTTGAAAGAAGGGATGAGTACCAATATCCCAAGTACATTTAGTGTCGATGATCAACTTGTTATTTAGGTCAAGAATGTCACATTCACCAGTGATTAGTTCATTTTCCAAACGGCCTTGATGTTTTAAGTACTGACGAAAACGAACCTTGCCAGACAGGCTAATTGCAATTTCTTCAAGCGCATTACCTTTAGCCGTGTACTGGTTTCCTTTGAAAGACTTGAACGTGGTCAAGTCCTCCTTAACGATTGTTCTGATCTCAGTCTTAGCTGTATCGCTAAGAACTGAGCCTTTAGTTTTAGAGTCGCCTATAAGCTTATTTAGGCTTGAGCATCGGAATAGCTTCATAGTGCATTTACCTCAGCTATTTGTGCATTAGTAAGTGCATAGCCTTCTAATACATACTCTTTAGTAACTGCATCGGCTTTGATCTGCTCTAAGAGAACCGGGAACTCGTTGTCTGGTACAGTTGGTTTAACTTCCTGAACTTCTCCAACTTCCTTCACAGTGACATTTTTAAACCAGTCTTTAGGTGAACTCATGCCATCACGTAAGCTAGTGAAAATCTTGCGAAGCGCAACGATATTGGCTGCTGTAATAGCATCAAGACGACGCTGAATGTAATCTTCAATGTCTTTCTTGGTGACGTTAAATTGCTCAAAGGCAACAACAAGTTTTTGTACAGCTTCTGGTGAAGTATCAGCACTTGCATGGATTGTCTTTTCGCACTGATTAACAGCATCATCAATCACATCACCCGGTATTACACCTAAGATGCATGCACGTAGACGACGAGCGCCATTATTTGCAACCAATTCATAAATATCGCGTGGATCTGTTAATTTTTTAGATCCATTGCGTGTATAACGAATATGTGGAACCTGAAAAACCTTTGTTTGACGGGTATTTGTTTCAACATCCCAAGCAAATGCTTCAACCGTAGATTCGCCATTTTCAGAAGATAATTCGCGGATACCGTACTGAATATTCCCCCAATTCTGAGCAAGCATTTCTGCAAGCCGAATTGATGGACCAGTTACTGAACTACCACCACGAGCATAAGAATAAACAGCCGATTGAGCCAAGCCGGGACGCTGGCAAGCATTCATAATCCGGTCATAAGCTTCAATTGGGTTTCGTGGGAACTGCTTAGCAATAACTAAAGCAGCTTGAACCTCTGCAATTGCACGTTGACTATCAGATTGAACTGTAGACATTGCTTGAGTTGTAGGAGCAGCTACTGCAAAAGGGTTCTGTCCTGAGTGTTGCACTGGCGCATTCATAATCTTCTCCTAATTCTTTTCTACTGGGCTATTTGGGCGTTCCATCCAATATTTAACTTGGATAAGTAGAAGCTCTTCACCACTTGAGTTTGAAGTCCATAAGGTTTGCTCTTCACCGAAGTCTTCACCATTCTCACCATAAGGCCCATCGACATAATCAGTATTTAAAGTTCCTTCGTGGATGATGTCGTATTTGTCTAAAAACAGAACTCTTACGCCTTCTTCTGGTAATTACTCCTCACAACTAATCCACTCCATCACCCACCTCTCAACTCATTTCTAATTTCAGCCAATCTTTTTAACGTTTCACTTAGGTAGGCGATTTTTGTCTTAATAGAGAACTGATCACCTAGCTCTAATTGGATTTGTTCAGTACCTCGGCCCACATAACGCAAGTGAATCCAATTGCCGCCATCAGTGATGACTGTATCTTTCTCACTAGAAAGTGGGAGCAGGGCATTTACAGAATCTTTAATAAGAGCTTGAAGTCTTGATACTTCGATAATTTCAGGATGTGCATTCATGACATTCACCATGGAGCGCTTAAATGCGCTCTCTAATCCCTGATTCGATAAGATCTTTAATCTCAACTACATCCAAACGATCAACGTAAGCCAATACCTCGCCATCTTCGTCATAAACGCGAATGTCTTTAATCTCGTTAATTTCAACTTCACGCCAAGCTTGATAGCCGTTGCCATCAATTGAGTACTGAGCATCAAAATCAACTTCTAATGTGAACTTTTCATTTGCAGTTTGAAGTACTGCTTGTTCATTTTCAGGGTCGATTGATTCAACTTTGAAAGGAGCTGCAACCGTTACAGGTTCTTTGTTAGCTGGGGTAAATGCATAAGCAGCAGTTAGAGCACTAACTACTCCTACGAATCCCATGGATTTGACTATGTTGGCTTTTATGTTCATACTTATCTCCGCATTTGATGCAAACCGCCTAGACTCTGACCCCTATGGCGGTTTTTGTTTGTCGATGAGATAAATATCGCATTTCCGATATTATTAGTCAATAGGGAATCCGATATTTTTATAGAAATTCCGATTTTTTGTGTTTTAATAGACAAAAGAAAACCCACACGGGGTGGGTTGTTTGGAGTTTGTTATGGGCGAGAAAAAGCAAGAGTATGCAATTATCCCAAAGGGTAGTTGTGTAAGCATTATGGGGTGTCGCATCACCTTAGCGGAGGATACTAAGGTTGAGGGTAATCAAGCTAATATTGATTACATCCTCAAAGATCAAGAAAATTTTAACAGAGGTATTGGTGTTGTTGGTGGGGCTTTAAGTAATCAATTAAAAGAAAGTGGTCTTTAATGGATCAACTAATTTTTGCTCAACATTATAAGAAGCCCAATCATTTAGATCAATTTTAGCAACAAAAATTGTATCATCGTGATCAACATAAGATTTTAAAAAATCTCTTATCTGTGATGAAGTATAAGTGGTTTTTACAATAAATTGAGACAAGGTTGGTTTAACCCAGACCGTTCCCGACAGAGCATCGATACCCTCTTGAAGTCGAGTATAGTTTTTAATCTTATGTAGATCGTATGTAATTGAGTATGCTGCCATTTATTTTCTCCACCCGATCTGTTGTAAAGACTGTGTCGGGTTCACAGTGAGTTTATAGATATGAATAATGAAAGCAATTATCTGATAATGGCTATGAGTCTAGTAATAATAGCAACGTCACTTCCTGCAATTTACTGTAACCTCATGGTCGTTGGAATGTGTTATGGCGCAGCGCTTATACTCATTATTGCCTCCATAAAACTGAAAATAAAAAGATACAAGAATGGCGATAATTGCTAAGGTTTGAGATACAAATGCATTCGGGTGGCGTTTTATTGAATTAATCAGGAATATGAAAAAGCCAACATGGTAGGATAATAATTTAGCCGCCCAATGACGATATGGTTCTCTTACTACTGTAATAATTCCAGTTGCAGGGTTACTATCAATTAGTCCTGGATCTCCTTTGTACCAAGTCTTAATCTTTTTTACTAATTCTCCAAACATATGTTATTCTCAACTTATCAATTATCTTGTGATATTGGTGGGCGCAAAGGCTAATGCTGCCAACATTAGTCAATCCAAGACCTTCCTAAGCTTGGGTGGAAAGACCGACTTACTATCGGTCTTTTTTTATTATTTAATTTTCTGCCCCAACTTTCCTTCTTTTACCAACTGCACAACTTGCTCATTAGTAAGCACAGGAATAAAGACTTTGTCGCCAATATCTTTAGAAAGAATCTTCACTTCTTCGGCTGTTAGCACCAAAGCTTCACCATGTTTCGCAGCATCATTGATGCGAGCAATAATCTGGTTGATTGGTAGTTTTGAATTGTCCATATATCACCTAAAACCTTAATTTAACTTTTTCTAACACGCTTTGGACGTGATCCGCCTAATGGTCTAAATGCATCAATAACTAAGCCTACGAGCTCCATACCATCTTCAAATTCAATAATATTAGGATGGAAGTTGGGGTTTAATGCTTGCAAGTATTTGCGCTGGTCGCTTTCAATTACAAGCTTCTTAAAGGTTGCGTCTGAATTATTTCTAACAACGATGAGGTCATCAGCGATTAGATCGCAAACTTGATAGTTTGGATTAACTAAAATGTAGTCTCCCTCTTCATATCTAGGGGAATTACTTACTCCAACTACTCTCAAATAAAAACAACCATCTGGATCATCTGCACTAAGTGGTGGCAACCATTCATTTATTTTATTAGGATCGATAGCTTCTACTGATGTCATTGTCCCTGCCTGCACCCAAGAAAGAACGGGAATTAGTTTTTTAGTTATAGGCTCAACATTATTGTCAAACTTACTGACAATTCCTTTTTTTAGCTCTTCTGCGGTAACACCAAGTGCGGTAGCCAGCTCAAGTATAGAGCCTGTCGATTTCGCATTACCTGTCTCAAGGTCAGAAATTACAGACTGTTTGACACCTGACTTCATAGCCAGTTCTTTTTGAGTCATTTTCTTAGCTTTGCGAATTGCTTTTAAGTTTTCGCCCAAAGTAGCCATAAATTTGTCCATCGTTACTACTATCGGAATTCTGATACATATTTCAATCGGTTTGGCTATTGTATAAATATCGGAAAACCTATATATTTAATAAAAATTATCGGAGACTTCCCATGAATCAATGGCAGAAGATGATCTCTGAGTTAAGGGAAAAGGGTCTTACTCAGACATTCATAGCCACAGAAATCGGTTGCTCACAGAACTACGTTAGTGATTTAGAGCGCGGGTTATGTGGGAAACGCCTTTCATATGATCTAGGAAAAAAACTAGAAAACTTATGGAAGAAATATTGTTCAAAACAATTAACCGCTTAGGAACTAAACCATGAGCAAAGTATCAACCGAATTGAGTGCAAGGGCTAGAAATGAAGTTTCTAGAGTTTTGCAAGCCCTTGCATCAAGCAATCAAAGTCAGGTTGCTGAACAGTTGGGGATTGATCCAAGCACATTATCACGAATGAAAAATGATAGAAAATCCAATGGCTTGACTGAGCTTGAGAACTGTTTAGTGCTGTTGGACATTCTTGGATTTAAGACTGTCCTCAAGAAATATCGAATGATTAGCGAGGAAAAACTAAATGCGCTTTTTGTGATGTCAAAAGCGTGGATGGAAAGCAAACAAACAATTGACGATCTTTTTCAAGATGACATTGAAGATTTCGGCATGTGTTTTGAGCTTGGATATAAAGAAAAAGCCTGATCTCGTAAATCAGGCTTAGTGTTCAAACAAGGTGGATTAAATGAACTATTCAATATTAGCAGAAACAGTAGAGAAGGGGAACTAGATGAGTAAAACCACTTTTAAATTTATTCAGTGGTACGAATCTAAGTACCCTGAGTTTGTAAATCGATATGGAGCTTTAAAACGCTTATATGACTCTGATTTAGATAGTTTCTTCATTGAAGAAATTGATGAGCTGTATAAGGAATTTAAGCAAGGTGGTGTTGTATGAGCTTATACACCACAGGTCATCCGGTTGTAGACAAAATTGCCAGCCTCAATATTGAAGGCAATGTCATTCCTGCTAATTGGTTTAATACTTTCAAATTGGAAAATGGAAAGCCCGATACAAATGCGGTCATTTTGCTTTCAGAAATTGTTTATTGGCACCGTCCGACTATTGTCCGTGATGAAGATTCTGGGCATATCGTTTCGGTAAAGAAAAAATTCAAAGCTGATTTATTGCAACGCTCATATCAGAGTCTAGCAGATCAATTTGGGTTCTCAAGGAAGCAAGTTAAAGAAGCATTAGATCGTCTTGAAAAGTTCGGCGTGATCAAGCGTCATTTCCGCTCTGTAGATGTAAATGGTCAAAAACTTAGCAATGTTTTGTTCATTGAATTAGTTACCCATGTTCTCTTTGAAGTGACCACCCTCCTAACTTCTACGGTAGGACCCTCCTCACTTGAAAGTCATGACCTCCCACCCTACAGGGAAGACCCTCCCCACCTGGAGGGTGACACATATACAGAGAATACTACAGAGATTACTACAGATAGTAAGTTAAGCACGGCTGAGCTTGAAAAAATCTTGAAAGGGAAGAAACCATGTGAAGCTCTTGTCGCTATCGGTTTAGATCTTGAGGTTGCTAAACGATTCAATGAATACCGTAAGACCCTTAAAAAACCATTAACTCTTGATGCTGTGATCAAGCATTACCACGAAAGCTGCAATGCAGGGATTTCAACTAATGATGCAGCTCGTATTGTTTTGAGTGAATCGTGGATTGGGTTTGCTAGTCGTTACAACTGGAAGCCAGCATTTGAAACTTTGAATGGTTCTGCACAACAACAAACACCAGCAGATATGAAAAATGCTGATCTTAATTATGGAGATTGGTAATGAGTTCTGATATCCAAAATATTTCTATTGAGCAGAGTGTTCTTGTTGCACTCATGACAACAAGCAACTCACTTGAAGTAGTTGCAAACGATTTGACTGAGGAACATTTCTTCGCTGGACGACACAAAATCATTTATCGCGCCATTGTTGAGTTATCAAATGCTGATATGCCGTATGACGCAGTATTCGTTGGCAAGCATCTACAAGAAAGAAATCTGCTTAACGATATCGGCGGTGAAGAATATTTAATTCAACTTAATAGCGCTATTGGTAGTGTCCATCACCTTGAATACTTTGTCGCAGAATTAACTAAGTTAAAAAACCATCGTGAAGTTGAAGGTATTGGTTTAGCTATTGCTGGACGCGCTAAAGACTTAACAGTAAGTGACATTTACCTTGAAGCTGAGAACCTATTCAGCACTTCAAGCAGCACCTTAGAGGCTAAGCAGACTAGTTTCGATTTCAATCAAGCACTAGAAAAAACTCTTGAAAGATTCGAAAAGAAAATTGCTCAAAAAGAAGATAAGGGCTTCATAGGTGTCCAGTTCAATATTCCTCATCTTGATAACCTTCTTGGCACAATCGAGAAAGGACATTTTTGCGTAATTGGTGGTCGTCCGGGTAGTGGCAAGTCAACACTCGCGCAGATGTGTGCAATGCAAACTGCTAAGCGCTACAACATGCCTGTTTTATTTATCTCTGCTGAGATGGACACACCAACCCTAACCAACCGCATGATCTCAGCATTAGGGCATATCCCATATAACAATCTTCACAACGGGGAAATTTATGACGGGATGTTTGAAAAGCTTACTGGCACGATAGCTCAGTTCCGCAACCTTCCAATTTTTATTGAAGAGAAGCAGAAGCCAACAATTTCTGAAATCCAAAGCTATGCGCGTAAAGCAAAACGCAAATACAAGGCTATAGGCTGCATCATCGTGGACTACTTGGGTTTAATCCGTGACCCATCTAAAAAAGATCGCGTTCAAGAAGTTGCATCAATTAGCCGTGATTTAAAAGCTATGGCTAAAGAGTTTGATTGTCCAGTAATTGCATTAGCTCAACTCAACCGAGCAGCAGAAGGACATAAACCTGTTGCAAGCGACCTTAAAGACTCAGGTCAAATTGAACAGGATGCAGACCAAATTATCATGGTCCACCCATTACTCGAAAAAGAGACAAATGCACCTACAGGTGTAACTGAATTAATCATTGCTAAAAACCGTCACGGGAAGCGCGGATCTGTAAAGGTTCAGGATCGCTTAGATATTTGTCGTTTCGTAGGCATGTCATTTCCAGTGGAAGAGAGAGGTGCAGCGTGAAACATAATCTTATGTTAGGCGATTGCCTCGAGCGCATGAAGGAAATTGAAACGGGTACTGTGGATATGATCCTTTGCGATTTGCCATACGGTACCACTTGCTGCAGCTGGGATGCCGTTATTCCGTTTGAGCCACTTTGGGAACAGTACGAACGAGTAATCAAAGAGAATGGCGCGATTGTCTTATTCGCTGCGCATCCATTCACGGCAGTACTTGCAACATCAAACCTAAAGCTATTCCGCTATGAGTGGATATGGGAGAAGCCAGCAGCTACAGGATTCTTTAATGCTCAATTCCAGCCATTACGTGCACATGAAAACATTCTTGTGTTTTACAAAGCTAAACCGACATTCAACCCGATGAAAACTTTTGGGCATGAACGTAAAACAGCTAAGCGTAAAGACATTGGGTCAGAGCATTACGGCAAGCAAGTAAATATCAAATCTTATGACTCAACAGAGCGGTACCCACGTTCAGTTCAGTTATTCAGTAGTGATAAGCAAAAAGCTAATTTCCATCCAACACAGAAGCCAGTTGCTCTTTGTGAGTACTTGATTCGCACATACACAAACGAAGGCGAAACAGTTCTAGACAACACAATGGGAAGCGGTACCACTGGTGTTGCTTGTGTAAATACAGGTCGTTCATTCATTGGGATTGAGCAAGAGCAGAAGTACTTCGAAATAGCACAAGAACGTATTGCTCAAGCAGGTACCGAGAAAGACATGCAGCCTGACCTATTTGGAGAAGCGGTATGAAGCAACACAGCACAGTAGAACAATTCGAAAAAATGGCTTTGGTTTTAAAGAACTCAATTGAAAAACGTGGCAAGACTTCTATCTCGGATATTCAAGAATGGATCGGCTGTAATTATTCAAAATCAAAACGCTTCGCATTCCAATTAAGAGAAGCCGGTTATTTGCAATCTGATAATGCACGACCAATGGGACTCAAACCAACCGACAAGGCAAAACAACTATTTTGGGTGGCGATATGATCGAATTTGTAGATTACAACGCAATGATGAAGCTCCGCAGAGATTACAACCTCGGTACTCGCAATAAAGAAACAAGAGCAGCAGCGAACCTCTATGAGAAATTAAGAAAGCTGAAAATGCTAGACCAGTTTAAGCAGGAAGCCATGACAGGACATGACGGAGAACAACAATGAAACCAGAACATTTTATTCGTGAGTTTGGGGTAGAGAAGGCGCGAGAGGTTGTTGAGGGTGCGCCAGAAGGGTACAAAGGATACAACGTTGTTATTAACCAATACACAAGAGGGGTTTGGTTTAGTAGGGATGTGATGCTTTCAGACCTCAAGCGTCTCGTGGAGTCGGTTGATTTAGTAGATAGCTTAGGTGGATTAAAAGCAGCACGTTCAGAAGCTCATAAAGATTGTTTTGTATATAACCAGCCATTGCTAGCTGCTATTGCAGCATACGAATCAATATACGGAGGCGGGGATGAGTAAATATCAACAGGAAGTTGCAGTACTTCTTATCGCCAGTGCAATTCTTTATGCGGGATTTAAGACAACGTTTATCGGTGTTGTTTGTTTGATTGGGTATCTAGCGTTTGTGTGGTCGATGTTTAAAGGAGCCAGCCATGAGTGAGTTTAAAGTTGGTCAAATACTTGTTAAGCGAAATACTTTTAACCAGCCTAGCAAGTCAACTTCATTGTGGAAAGTCGTTTACGTATATACAGACGCAGTTGAGGTTGTTCCATTAAAAGATGGCAAAGAATTAAAAATGCTACAGGGTATTTATGGTTCAGCAATGTTCAATCCAGCAACCACTGAAGAAATCGCAGTAGGCCACCGCATTGACATGCCTTCTCTGCCTAAGCCAATTGGGAGCTTACAAGAGTTACATCCAGAGTTTGCAAAAGTCTTGCACGAGAACTTTCTAGAGTTGCTAGGCGACGACTTCCCCATAGAAAACCGCATCAGCCCGCTTTGTGAGGTGAAAGATCATGAGGCTAAATAAAAAACAACGCGAAGAGTTAAAACAGAAGTATGACGGCCATTGTGCCTATTGTGGTGAGTTGCTCGGTGACAAGTGGCATGCAGATCATCTAGTTGCAGTAGTCCGTGACTTAACTACAGGAAAGCCTGAAAAACCTGAAAACGATACATACGAAAACTTAATGCCAGCATGCACTGCTTGTAATCACAACAAGCGTTCATTGTCTTTAGAGTCTTGGCGCTCTCTTCTAGCGCACTATCGTGATATTCAAGTGCCTCGTGACTGCTCTCAGATACGCCACTTAATGCGCTTTGGATTGGTTGAGTTCATCCAGAAGCCTGTGACCTTTTACTTTGAATCAAAGGATGTTTGAGATGGATAAATATAAAGTTATCGCTGAAAAAATAACATATTCGTTAGATGGCTATATTGCTGATCACAATAATAGAAATTTTGGCGATGCAGATGGGTGGTTAAGACATGTAAGAAATGGATGGGAGGAATTTATTGAAGCTCATCCAGACAGCCTTAACCTTCATGAGTACTTACAGCACCATCAAGCGAAAGTGGAGGAGCTGCAACGCAGAAATCAGATGCTTAACGACAACATAAAAGAGCAAGGTCAAAAGCTCGTTTATCAAAACGAAGTGATTGAAACACAAGCTGAAAAACTGCTTGGTTTAAGAGATGAGAAAGCAGAGCTGCAAAAGCGGGTGAAATGGTTAGAAGATCGCTTAAAAGCTACGGACACATTAAGCAAAATGCGTGCTGCCGTAATCGGATCATTTAAAACCCAAGATTTTAATGCATGTACTAGAAGAAAAATGATGATCCTGAAAAGGGCAGAGCAAGCGCTCAAGGTAGGGGAAAATTGATTTTTTATGTTGAGGCAATTGGCGGCCCGGATAACGGTGAATTAATTGCAACTGAACTGGATGTCTATTTTGCTATGCCGCCTCAAGAGGAATGGGATTGGTGGTCTCAAAAAGACCCCGTTAATACTATCCTTCCTACAATTAATTATTACCGTGAAAGATGCCGTTACCATTTCTGCGGGAAGAACTACTATCGTGAATTTTTCATATGTGGTGACGATAAAAGAGTAAATGGATGTAGAGCTTTAAAAATATTGGATTCGTATTTTAACCCAGTTTTCTTGAGACCTAAAAAGGGTGGCTAATATGGGAAGAAACCAAACTAATTGGTTGTTGATTGTCTTACTTATCATGCTTGTATTTCTAGGTGTAGGTTTTTCAATATTTAACAGTATAGAAGTATGCAAAACACATGATATTTATTGGGTTAATGGTACTCAATACTCTTGTGCATGGGTTAAGTAATAGGTGCATCTATGGATAAGTGTAAACATGGTTTTGATAAAGCTTGCCTGGTGTGTGGTTTTGGCGAATTTAATGGGCGTCGAGTCTTTTATGAGTGGAAATATGAACAAGTGTATTCGAGCTTTACAAACTTACATCACGCACGAATTACTGCACCAGAAAGTTTAATTAAACTTGCTTTAGAGGCGATTAATAATGAAATCGGAATGTGTAGACAAACTGAATGTAACTTGAGCTTTGGAATCTCAAAACGTAACCAAGCTTTTGTAATCCGTGAAACTTTGCAAAATATCGAAGCCATTTTGAAAGGTGAAACAGTCGAACTTATAAAAGACAATTCAGTTCAAGTAGGCAGTAGGGTATTAGTTGATTTTTATTCGTCAAATAGAGCTGAAACGGATGGTACTCATATTCATGGTTATGGTGTAGTAGATCAGATAGATCAAGATGGTAAGTTTGTAATAGGGCATTTAGAGAAAGGGGGATTTTTCGGTTGTCCAGCAACTGATGTCAAACTTGCTATGAGTTTAGTGCCTGAAGCTATCTTAGAAGCTGAAAGACAAAGAAGTTTAAACAAATAGTAGAAGTAAATATTACTTCAGTATTTGTCGCCGTTTAAATATTTAAATTACTTAAATCTCAATGGAAACAGGGTCCCGATGAAAATGGATTGATTCGGGAACATCAAAGAAGTTGAACTGAGTAATTTTGATGAGTGAAATCATTATTGGTATTGATCCTGATCTTGAAAAATCAGGTGTTGCAATTAAAAGTGCAACACATTTGGAATTAAAAAATCTGGCATTTCATGAGGTGATTACTTTATTTGATACGAATCGCGACTTGATAAAGAAAGTAGTAATTGAAGCTGGTTGGTTAAATACGAAATCTAATTTCCGAAATATTCAAAGTCGTTTAGTTGCAGAGCGCACGGCAAAGAATGTTGGTGAGAATCATGCTACGGGTAAATTACTGGTTCAGATGGCGGAGTCAAAGGGTATTCCTGTTTTAATGATTAAACCAACTAGAACGAAATTAGATTCAGAAAGCTTTAACCGGGTGACAGGTTGGCAAGGGCGAACAAATCAAGAACAGCGAGATGCTTGTATGTTGATTTGGGCCATGAAAATTAAGAAGTGAGGTTATACAGATGGGCGTAGAAGTAACTGTTATTAATCAGTTCACACAATTTGAATGGCTAGCAAAAGGTTTAACTGCACAATCATTGGATTTCATACGTGCTGGGCATTCTACAGGTTCTAAACCGATTGATTTCCAAGACAGATTAGGTGCAATAGCTAAGATGAAAACACAACTCGAAAAGTCGATTACAGCTTTAATTATCTTTAATGGTAAATCTGAAAGTGATTATGATTATATTCGTAATTATCTTGCTCATATTATGATGAATGAAGCTGAGAAAGATAAAAAACGTGAGCCAGAACATATAGCTATTTATCACTTGTCGTGGTTAGTTGCCAGAATGGTAATTGATTTCACTTTAAATCCTGAACTTGAAAAGAACTTTACATCAATGGGGCGATTATATTATGCGGGTATTCCTGCTAATAAAATGTCTGTAGATGTGTATCGAATGACATGGAAAACATACGAGAAAATGATGCAGGCAGCTTTGGAACAGGCTATTCAGGATGCAGAAGAAACAATACGACAATACCGAAAGGATACTTACAAAGAGTTACAATCATAAAGTTTTCATTATTCTGAAAATTGACGTATAGTTTTATTAAGATGGTCGTATTTTGTTTATGGCTTATCTTTTTCTAAAGCTCATCTAATAGATGGGCTTTTTGCATTTCTATGGAGCGAAGAAAAGATGGCTTGGCTTTCAAATCAACATGCACCTACTAAACCAAATCAACTATGTATATTGGCTATTAAAGTAGATGATGAATCTTTCGACTATCTGCCAGCCATTTGGGATGTATGTAACAGTCAGGATAAACATTTTACTTTAACTGTAGATCGTCCTGATCTTGGTGACGTAATCAAATTAAATCAGGTTGATGCTTATATGATTTATCATCCTCTTACTAGTGAAGATGTAAAGTCATTTTAAAAGCTTTAGCTACATTTTCTTTGTTCAGATTCTTTTTATTACATTAGTA